TGCCATCGAAGTAAGTCCACCGCGCGGCCGGCGGGCCGTAGCGCGGGTGCGTGCAGGGGCAGTCGGCGCAGGCTTCAGGCACTGGCGTCACCACGCGGCGCGTAGGTTCTTGCTGCGCTTGGGGCTTCGCGTGGTGACCGTTCATGCGCGTAGCCGGCTTGGTTTCGCCCCCGAGTTCTCGGTAGGCTTCCCCCATCGGAAGGCTGTAGATCGCCGCGTAGAGGCTCACAAGGTCGCTCCCGTGGTCGCCTGTTGCAAAGTCAGCCCATGCGCCCGTGGTGATGTTGACCTTGAGCGATTGCCCTGCGGCGCCACTGAGATCGCCCGCCACCCAGGAATTTCCGCGTTTGCGGCCGGCTGGCAGCCAAGATGCCAGATGAGTCTCAGCCGATGCGAGGAGTTGACGGGCCAGGCCGTCAAAGTCGAGGCCGGCCATCGTCACGCGACCGCGTAGGGTTGTTCGCTCAAGTCCGTAGAGTGATGGACTACATATTCGCAGCACTCATTCCACGCATCAACGAAGGCCAGCTTCTGCCTCTCTGTTGGATCATCGTTCCAGAGAACATGAAGGGCGCCCTTGTGGTCGTGCAGTGAGAAGATAAGTCGGTCTGCTTGCTCACGGGTGACGCCCATGATCGTCATCCAGATTCGCAGGCACTTCTCCAGCCGCTTGTTGCGGAAAGCGGCATCCTCGTAGTTCGATATCAACATGATTCCCCCGTCCGTGCTGTCAAAATCGAGGCCGCACGGCGCTGCCTCTTGTTCAGTATAGGCCCGCCATCGGGGGCTCAGAACGGGATGTCGTCGTCCATGTCATCAAAGCTCGTCGCCGCCCGAGGCGCCGGCGCTGGAGCCTGACGCGCCCGTTGTTCTTTGTCACGGATGGCCATAGCATCGCGCTGGTCCTGGGTCATGCGGGCCGGCGCTGGTGCGGCAGCTGGTGCCGGGGACGGTGCAGGCGCAGGCGTACCCCAATCCCCCTTCGGCTGCACCGAAAGGCTCATGTACTTTTGGCCCGCCAGCTTGGTCCCGTCGCGCCCGGTTTTGATCCAGGCTGAGAGCCAGTATTCCGTGCCGTCGACGTTGATCGAGCCCCGATAGTCCGGCCTGGAATCGTTGCCCTGCTTGTCGTTGCGGGCCAGAAGTCCGCTGTTCGTGTTGTCGTATGCCATGTGTGGTAGTTGGTTCAGTCAGGCCGAAAATGTGCGGCCTATTTCACGTTAGGCCGCTGGATACGTGGCGTACAGCAGGCGTGCGACGCGTTGATCGACCGCTTCCCACTTGCTGCCACGTGCCAGATACATCGTGTCCGGCTTGCCGCCAGCGTACGTGTCAATGCGCCACACCATCGGGCAAAGCGCATGGGCCGCCTTGATGGCGCCGTCCATGTCGCAGCAGTTGGCGTCCGGCATGTCCAGGCGAAGAATGCCGTCGTCCACCACAGTCCAAGAGTGCCAGCCGCATTGCAGGCCGCTGCTCCACATCGCACGCGGCCTAACCTGGCGCCCAAGCGGAGCACCAACGGCCGGTTCAGTCTGTGCCATCTTCATCCTAACCTCAGCTGCAACTCACATTGCAAGTCCGCAGCGCGCCCGTGCCCATGCAGCACTCGCTGCAATAGTACGTGCGATTGTTGATCGTGACGGTGTAGTGCCGGCACGAAGCATAGGCAGCGGTGGCCAGCGTGGCCGCGAGGATCAGGGTGATTGCTTTTTTCACTTGGGTTCTCCAGTTGATGGCGCGAAGCCCGCGCCGAGGCATAGGGTCAATCTTCAATGACAGGCTTCAGCCGCCTGCTCAGCGGCCTGCGCCCGAGGTGGAACTGGTGGCAGTGGACGCAGTGGTAGATCTGCCGGCTCTTGCCGCGCCTGGTGCTGCGCTCGGCCACCACGCGGGCCTGGGTGAACGTAGCGAAGCCCACCTTACCTTCGCAGGCTGATGCGCGGTAGGTGTCTTCGGGGGTCATGCCTAAACTCGCCGGAACTCCACCACCCAGACCCAGGGGTTTGCGTCCCATGAGCCGGGGCCGTTGATCTGTTCCCACAGTTCGGCGTAGGCGCTGCCCGCAGGCCGGAAGCTGAAGCCGCCCAGCGCTTCCATCAGGCGCCCGCTGCAGCCGGGTTCCCACTTTGGAGTGACGCCTTCGGCCTGGGCATCGGCTTCGCTGATGTCCTGCAGGCGCTCTACGCGGATGGCGGTGACTTCGAGGGTGATGCGGCTGACCCAACGGGGCATGAACATGCCCTGCCGGTAGCGCGACTCGGCCTTGTAGCCCTCGTCGGCCATGTACCAGACATGGCTCTGTGGAATCTCGCGCGGCGGCAAATGGTCAAAGGTCGTGTGCGCCTTCCATGCCTCCCGCACCCACAGCCGGTCGCCGAGCTGGCCGTAGGGGCAACGAAACCCGAAACCGCCGCGCATGACATGCGCGCCGTCGTAGTCGCCGGGGCGTTCAAACTGCAGATAAGCCGCGCCGTCGGGGTCGCCGTGGGTCATGTGGCGGTCGCGGGCGGGCCAGTAGACCTTGGGCGCGTAGGCGGGAAGGATTTCAGGAGGCTGCGGCTTCACCACCCGCCGCGTCTGCGTCTTGGTGCCGGCCAGAATCGCGCGCACCATCGGCGCGCTGAAGATGATCGGTCGTTCTTTCATACAGCCTCCTCAAGCAACGCCTGCGCATCCTCAACCGACCGGCAAACCCCTGCCACGCCGCCCGCCTGGCGGATCGCGGCAAGGAACTCCTCCTGGCATGGACGCATGCGCCCGGTGGTCGATTTGACCTCGATAGCCAGCGTGCGGCCGTCCTTAAGCACGCCCATGATGTCCGACATGCCCTTGGCGGTGTTCGCCCGTATGTACCGCACAGACCCGTCGCGGTTGCGCTCCTGGAACGTGCCCGAGTTCTGCCGCCAGCAGCTGGCGACCTTCGGGTGGCGCTTCAGCAGCGCCATGACGGCCTTCAGAATCTGCGCCTCCGTGGGCTGTCCTGACGCTTTCCTCGGCCCGCGCTTGGCCGGCTCAGGCGGGATGTCCAGCAGCGCGCGGGGCTTGTTGTTCATGGCCGCGTAGAGGTCCATCGTGGCTTGGTTGCGCAGCATCTTCTCGCGCAGGGTTTCGCGGCCTCGGGTCATGCGAACAGTCCGATCTGATCGTCAGCGCGCGCGGCTTCCGCTAGGTTACAGCAGGCGATGTCGAAGTACGATTTCTTGAGTTCTGCGCCAACGAACTTCCGGCCCATCTTTAGGCTCACATAGCCCTCGGACCCGATGCCAGTGAATGGCGAAAACACCAAGTCTCCTGGATTGCTCCACAGTTCGACGCACCGCTCAATGACGTCCAGTTGCAGCGGGCAGATGTGCCGCTCTTCGTCCTTTTCCTTGGCCAGCTTGTAGTTCAGAACGTCCGTCTGGTCGATGTCAAACCAGACGGGCGAAGCGTATCGCTGCCACACCGAGATGGAGTAAAGGCGCTGGCGCTCTTCTTCGCTGCGCGCGCGGCCCCAATCCTTGGACTGCGGGGCGTTGTAGCTCGAACCGATGTAGTCGAAGAACCGCTCTTTACCGCGCGTCACGGGCTCCCACTTTTCCTCGTCCGCCCATTTGCGCATGACGATGATGTAGTCGGCCATACCCTGCCGGCTGGCCGCGCTGTCCTTGCAGAGTTGCTTGTAAAGCAGGCCGTGATTCTTCGTGCGCTGCATCTCAATCACGGGGTCTTTCCAGATCGTCACCCGGCTATGGTATTGCCAGCCCTTCGATTCGTACATCTTGATGATCTCGCCCGGGAAGTCGCGCAGCCCTGCGGCGCCATCACGGCCCTTGTACATGGGCAAGTCTTTGCAGTGGATCGCCGTCAGCCGCCCGGGCTTCGTGATGCGGTGCAGCTCCTCGGCCAAGAATGCGTAATGGCGCATGAACTCGCCATCGTCCGTGCTGTTGCCCATGTCATAGTCTGAATCGCTGTAGATGTAGAGATTCGAGAATGGCGGGCTGTAGACGCTGAAGCCGATGGAATCGGCCTCAATCTTCCGCGCCACGTGTACGCAGTCGCCATGATGGACGGTCCAGTCGTCGCCCGTTTGCTGGCCAAAGTAAGGCGCCTCGTTCATCGCGTGTTCATGCTTGTAGAAGTTGGAGATGGCGCGCACCATTTCGGCCTTCATGACGTTGTGCTTTTGCTCCTTGTCCTGAATGATGGCCAGGATAGATCGCTCGGAGTCTGCCGCCATCACGTAGCAGTTGACCTCGCGCTTCTGGCCAAATCGGTAGCAGCGCCGGATGGCCTGGTAATAGTCCTCGTAGCTGTAGGACAGGCCCACGAATGCCATGTTGCGGCAGTGCTGAAGGTTCAGGCCCATGCCGGCGATTGACGGCTTGGTGATGAGCACACGGATGGAGCCATCAACGAAGCCGTCTAGGCTCTTTTCCTTCTTGTCGATGGAGTCTGATCCGCGCAAGTCCACCGCGTCAGGAATCAGGCCTTTGAGCGCGTCAGCTTCGTAGTTCGTGTTGCACCAGACTAACCACGGCTCGTCGCTGTCGTTCACCAGCTTCGCCACCTCTGCGGCGCGCCTATCAACGGTCAGGCGGCCTTCCTTATGTACGCTGGTGGCGTTGATGGTGACGGTGCGGAAAAGCTCGCCCTCTGCCGCCGGCAGACCCTCCGTGGACACCTCAACGAACGACTGATTCAGGGCCGGCAGCACATAGGCGCGGCCATCGTAGCCAAGATCTGCAGGATTGGACAGGCACACGCTCCAGGTCGCACACCATTCCCAGAACTTCGTGGCAGCGTGCGGGCGCAGGACATACGCGCCGGCTTCCATCGTGTCATTCTGGAAAAACCGCATGATCATCTCGTTTGACGGCATGATGCCCAGGAACTCGGCATGGTTGCCAAGCTCCAGATAGTCATTCGGGCTCGGGGTTGCCGTGCAGGCCAACCGATAAGGCACCCCAGCGCAAGACTCCAGAAGCGCGCGCTTGGTCTTGCCCATGTAGCTCTTAAGGATGCTGGACTCGTCCAGCACCACGCCCGAAAACGAAGACACATCGAACCGATCCAGCATCTCGTAGTTCGTGATGATGATGCCGCCCGTCGCCTCGGTCTGAGCGCGGCAATACTGCACCGAGATGCCGAACTTCGCGGCCTCTTTGACGGTCTGGTGCGCCACGCACAACGGCGCAACGATCAGCACGCGGCCTTGTGTGTGACGGCATACCTCGTCAGCCCACGCCGTTTGCATGGCGGTCTTGCCCAGCCCGGTGTCCGCAAAGATCGCCGCTCGGCCGCGCCTGACGGCCCAGGAGACGATGGCGTGCTGGAAGTCGAACAGATGCGGGTTCAGTTCTCCCGGCTGGTGGCCAGTGCCCACCTCGGCGCGGCGCTTGCCGGCCACGAAGTCCTCGTAGTTTTGCACTCTCTCTCCTTTCGTTGCGGCCATGCCGCAGGTTGAAAAATCATCGGGGCCGGCTCACCACCGGGCCGGCCCCACATCTGCAGGCGTCTCGCGCAGATACCGAGACGGCAGACGCTTGACCGTGCCGCGCAGCACCGCCTCAGGCAGGCCGGGAAACGGCCAATCCTGGCGGATGCGGGCCACGCGCAGGGTTGCCACGCCGACCTCAAGCACCATGGCGTCCTGGCCGTCGGACAGGCGCACGCGGTCGCCTTGTTTCACGGCTTGCGCCCCTTGAGCTTGCGGCATGCGGCCACCAGGCGCTCGACCAGTTCGAGCCTAGGCGAGTTCTCGCCGTGCCGTAGCCGGTAGATGGTCTTGACGTTCACGCCTGCCTCGGCCGCCAGCGCTTTCGCGTCGACCTGCCGCAGCAGCTCTGAGAGTTGTTCACGGGTAATCATGTGGCGGATTCTGGCATGGATGTCTAACGCTGAGTGGACAATTTTGTCCCTGTGATTTTGTCGGGATTGTTGAAAGCATTGGACATTGGTGTCCAGTGAGAGCAGAATTCATTACATCGCAACACGCAACCGGAGACGCAACATGAACAAGACCACCCAAGACATCATCAGTGCCGCCCGCCGCAACTCTGCAATCACCAGCGCCGGCCTGATCGACGAAATGGAGCGCGGCGCAATCGACGGATGGCGGCACCTGGACAGCGTGCGCTGGGGCAACTTTGCCAATTGGACCCGCGCCATGTGCGAAGCCGCCACCGAACTCAAGCGCCTGGAAGACCAAAAGGCCCGCGCCGTCGCCCGCCGCGCTGCCGCCTGATTCAACGGGCGGCGCCTGACTCCCTCAAGCCAGGGCAAATCCGGGGCCCTGGGCCGCCCACCAACGAAAGCAAACCATGACCTCTAACCTCCGCCCCATCGACTACACCTTCGCCGCCGCCTTCGGCATCACCCTCGGTTGCCTGATCGCGGCCTTCATCTAAACCACAGGAGCCCACTCCATGCAAAACCTCACCACCTACGGCCCCGGCGACAGCGCCACCTGGGGGCCATGCGCCGATCCGCGTGACCCGCGCTGGGCCGGCGACCGCGAGCCAAGCGACAGCCACCGCGCCGATGCGGCAGACGAACTGCTGGCCGACGCCTGGACCACCAGCGACTGGCTCAACGCGCATATCACGCAACCCGAGTGCAGCACCACCGACGTGCGCGGCTTCGAAGACCTGGACATGAGCGAAGCGACGGTAGACCAGCTCTGGACGCTGATGCTCACCGGCTCTGATGCGCAGTGCCTGCACGCCCGCATGGAGATGAAAGACCGCATCCTGCGCGATGAGCGCACCTGGATTGCCGACCGCGCCATGGAGCTCATGGCCGACAGCATGAACGACGATCCCTACTACGACGACCCCCACCACTGGTACTGAAAGGACCGACATCATGAAAATCCCACTCACTGCCTCCCGCCTGTCCGGCACCATTTTCGGATGCGACTACACAATCATGGTTCACACCCGAGGGGCCGGCAACCTTGATGTGAGTTTCTGGATCAACGACCAAGAAGCCCTGCAGTTGGCATCCGATCTTCGCGCCGCCGTGGCCAAGGGATCGGCAGCCGCCGATGCGCCCGCAGAATCCACCACCCTGGAGGCCGCATGACCACCATCACCGACACCCAGCGCGATGACGCTTGGTTTGCCGCCCGTGCCGGCAAGGTCACCGCCAGCCGCTTCAAAGACGTACTGGCCCGCAACAAACCCACAGCCGCGCAGGCCAAGGCCGGCGAGCCTGGCAACCCGAGCGCCGAGCGCACACGCTACCTCTGGCAGATCGTCACCGAGCGCCTGACGGGTCAGCCGGTGCAGATGCCCGACGCCGCACCGCTGCGCTGGGGCCGCGAGAACGAAGACGCCGCCCGCGTGGCGTACCAGTTCACCACCTCGGCCAGGATCACCGAAACGGGCTTCATCGCGCACCCGAAGCTGCCGATCGGCGCGTCGCCTGACGGCCTGGTGTCAGACGAGACGGACCCCGATGGCGCGTTCGGGCTGATCGAAATCAAGTGCCCGTGGAGTTCTCAGGTCCACCTCGAAACGTGGCTCGACGGCATGCCCGAGGATCACCAGGCGCAGATCCAGGGCCAGATGTGGCTGACAGGGCGCGAGTGGTGCGACTTCATTTCCTACGATCCCCGCATGCCCGCCGACCTGCAGCTCTACGTCCAGCGCATCAAGGGTAACCCCGAGTTCCAGGCGCGCCTGGAGCGCGAGATCATCGCATTCAGCGCAGAGGCAGACGAGATCGTGGCCAAGCTGCGCGCCAAGGTGTCTTTCTAACCCATAGGAGTTCTGCATGACAACTGCACTCGTTCCCGTCGATCAAGTCGAGCGTATGGCTCTGGCCGTCGCCAAGTCCGGCTTGTTCGGCGTCAAGACCCCAGACCAGGCCATGGCCCTGATGCTCATCGCCCAGGCCGAGGGGCTGCACCCGGCCATCGCGGCGCGTGACTACCATGTCATCAACGGCAGGCCCACGCTCAAGGCCGACGCCATGCTGGCCCGCTTCCATTCGGCAGGCGGCAGCGTGCGCTGGGGCGAATACACCGACAAGCGCGTGGTCGGCACGTTCAGCCACCCGCAAGGCGGCAGCGTGGAGGTCGAATGGACGCTGGACATGGCCACGGCTGCCGGCCTGACCAAGAACCCGACATGGAAAAGCTACCCGCGCCAGATGCTGCGCGCCCGGTGCGTTTCCGAGGGCATCCGCACCGTGTTCCCCGGCGTGGTGGTCGGCACCTACACGCCCGAGGAGGCCGAAGACGCCGGCCATGCGCCGGCACCCGTCCAGCGCGACATGGGGCCGGTGGTCGAGGTCGCCGACTTCGGCGCCATCATGCGCCAGATCGACGCTGCGCAAACGGTGGACGAACTCAACGCCCTGCGCGCCGCAATCCGCACGCTGGACCGTGATGCCCGCGCCGAGGCGATGGACGCGGCCAAGGTGCGCGCAGATCAGATTCGCGCCGCCCAGGAGCCCGCAGCAGACCAAGGGGGTGCAGATGACCCGATCTGATGCCGCAGAAACCGTGGCGCCGCAGCGCCTTTTCCGGGTGCAGCAGGCCGGCGACCGCTGGCTTGTCGTGCGCCGCTTGGCTGGCCTGGACGGGTCGGCCGCAGTGGTGGCCGATTGCCTGACGCGCAGCAGTGCGGAGCAGGTGTGCGCCGATTTGAACGCGAGGGATGCAGCATGACCCCGCGCCAAGCCGACACCCTGGCCATCATCCACGAGCGCCAGCCCGTGGCCATGGCCGACATCGCCTACCGCCTGGGATGCGAAGCCGCCACGGCCAGAACCTACCTGCACCAGTTGCACCAGGCCGGCCTGATCGTGCCGTCCAGCCGCGGCCGCTGGGCACGCTGGCGCATCGCACCGCCACCGCCACCACCGCCGCCCGACAGCGAGGCCCTGCAGCGGGCCATCGAGCAAGCCCCCAGCATCTGGCATTACGCGCATCGCATTGCCGCCATCTGAGGAGTCCACCAATGATCCGCATTCCGAACCCATTCCGCACCCCGAGCCAGGAGGAACTGATCGCCCGAGAACTCGACCAGGCCAGGCGCGGCCTGCTTGAAGCCCAGACCGGGCGCGATTACGCCACGGCGATGGTCGCCTATCACGAGACGCGGATTGACCGACTGCGGGCGCAGTTGGAGATGGCGGGAGGTGAAAAAGAGCAGTACGAAGGCCAAGGACTTGAGCGGTTCTGGCACACCCTGCTTACCCTTGCCATCATCGGCGCGGTGTTGGTGCTGGCGTGGTCAATTTACGCGATTTGGAGGGCACTGACATGAGCGATTTGAGAACCGCCGCCCAGCAAGCGCTGGAGGCGTGGGAGCACATCAACAAGTACGGCTTTGTCTTGGCCGATTACGAAGGCCCGATGGAGCAAGCCATCACAGCCCTACGCGCCGCGCTGGAGCAGCCGGTGCAGGCCGAGCCGATAAGTCAGCTAAAACCTAACGCAACGACGCGGCTGCAAGACCCCGGAGCGTATGACAGAGGCGTACTGGCCGGCCTGCGGCAAGCGTTGGCCATTTGCTCGGACTTGGAAAATTTCGCTGCGGACCGATTGGCCTGGGATATTCAGGACGCCATCAATAACCAAACGGCGCTGGAGCAGCCGGCTCAAGGCGGCAAAACCGGATGGCCCCCCGGTCTGCTGCAAGACGACTGTCGTGGACTCAGCAAATGGCTGGCTTCGCAACCTGATGCTCGACGCAGAGTGCGCGAGGCGGTGGCCGCGCTGCAGAAGAGCTACGAGCGCGAGATTGAGATCGAGGTCGAGGCCGAGCGCGAGGCGTGCGCGAAGGTGTGTGAAGCCATAGCGACCGAAACCTACGGCATGACAAGCCTGCGCGAATACGGCGAGTGCGCCGCCGCCATCCGCGCAAGGGGGCAGGTATGAGCATCGTCACCCACGTCGCAGTCTTTTTTGCCGTGAACCCCGACGAAGAACTGACAACCCACGACGTCGGCATCAAGTGGGACATGAAGCCCAACAACGTGGGCGCATCCCTGCGCTATGCCGAGCAATCAGGCTGGGTCACCCGCACGAAGCGCGCCGACCCGACAGCGAGAACCAAGTATCGGTGGGTCTACACCGCAGGCCCGCTGCTGTTCAAGGAGATTGGAAGATGAAATGGAGAAAAGGACCGCCACCCAGCATCGGCTGGTGGCCCGCGAGCGTGGTTAAGTTCCCCGAGGCAATCCGCTGGTGGAATGGCAAATGGTGGAGCATTGCATCGTTCCAAAACACGACGCTAGAGCAAGTAAAAAAGCGCGCCCGGAAAATGGAGCGTTTAGGACAGGATCGAATCGAGTGGACCGACCGGCCCGCTTGGTGGCCCAACAGGAGCAAGACATGACCAAACCCACCCGCATCCCCCACGGCTGCGACCAGCAGGGTCGCTACCCCGAAGCCGCCGAGCCCTGCACCGAACTAGGCCAGGAGGATGACCCCGACTTTTACGGGGCCAAATTCTGGGAGGGCGAGATCATCGCCGCGCTCTGCGTTGCCGCTGCAAGCGTGGCCGGCTTGGCCGTTCTGGCGATGGTCTTTGCGAGGTAGGCTAGTACGACCACACCGTCGGCGTGGCCCGCAGATCGAGGTGGATGAACCGCCCCGCGCCCTTCTGCTGCACGCCAATGCCGGTGAACCCGAGGTGCATGGCCAGGCGCAACACCTCATGGGCGTCAGCGCCTTGCACGCCGACGTCGCAGGCTAGGCCTGTGGAGTGCATACCTGGCGTGGCCTTGGCCTTCTCGATGGGATTATCAGGACAGCGATAACCTGACGTAATCGTCATGGGCCGCTTGTAGACATCCCGCAGCGCCTGCAGCCGGCCCATGAACTCGGGCTTCATTTCCTGCTTGCCGCAGTGGCGGCAGCGGAACTCGGCCTCGGTGAAGTTGGGGTAGTCGGACCAGTTCACTTGGTCACTCCCTTGGTCTTCTCGAAAGTCCTGAGCCCGCCAATGCCCAGCAAGCCCGTCACCACCACCCACAGCAGATCCAGGTTCAGCGCGGGCGGTGCAGGCCAGCCCTTGACGGCAGCGCCCCAGGCCAGTAGCGGCTGGATGATGGTGGCGTAGAGGAACCCGAGCGCACCGCACCAGCCGAAGGCCGGCCGCCAGCCAGCGACAAACACCGAGGCGTGAGAGGCCTCACGGGCGTTGATCTCAAGCTGTGCGATGGTCTGCTTCAGTTCGCCATCTGCGGCCATCCGAACCAGTTCCATCTCGGCCTGGCGCTTGGCCTCCGGGTCAGGGATGAAGCGGTCCAGCAGGGTCTTGCCGACCTCTAGGAGAGGCCCGAGGATCAGTGGATTCATTTCTTCGCCTCCGCTTTGATGTGCTCCCAAGCCGCCACACACAGGAACACCACGATAGCCCACAGGCCCGCTGCCGTGACCTTGCTGAACGCATCGCTCTTGGTCTTGTCCCACCAGCTTGCGTTCGCAATGGCCCGCTCATGCGCGATGCGGTGCCCGTGCGGATCGCCGTTCGGGAAGGCATCGGTGATCGTCTGCCGCAGCGCCTTGAACTGGTTGTCCATGTGCGTTGTCAGGTGCTGCTCATGCGCCGCCAGGGCCTTGCTCACAGCCTCCTGGATGAGCACCTGCACCCGGTCTTCGGTGATGCCATGCTTGCGCCGTTCAGGGCCACCGTAGTTCGTCATCGTTCAGCCTCGCGTGCTTCGACTTCCATCGGATTGTTCCGATAGCCGTGTCGGATTGTGTACCAGAGATAGAGCAGATAGAACCGCCGCGCCCCGAGCATCTGGTACTGGAGCCAGTGCCGCTGCTCATGCCTGACGAGTGCCGTCTCGTTGATGCGCTCTGCCAGGATGAAGATGCCCCACGGCGGCAGCGTGATGCCGCCGTAGCCGGTGGCACTCAGGAACCAGCGGATGATGTGGGGCGCGGGGCGGGGGGTCACTTTGCTTCCCAGTCAAAAGACAGCGAGCCAGTGGCCGTCCAAGTCGTGCCGTCGTATGGCAGTGCGTAGATGCGGAATCCTGTTGCACTGATAGCGACGGAGGTGTCGATTCCCAAAATCGGAAATTTCCCACCTTGATTGAATGGGCGCCTGAGCGTTACCGTTACAGTGGGCACATACGGTAATCGCTTTGGGAAAGATACATCAGTTACCCCATCCGCCCCCGTACTTGTCACAGAGATCGTGCCGCTGCCAGAAGAATAATCTAGACCCGCGTAACGAACGCCTGTTGTTGTCAGTGCAGTAAACGTCAAGTGTGTGGCATCAATGCCTTGGAACGCGCTTCTTCCAAAATCGATGTCAAGGCTTGTCAAACTTGATTCAATACGAATGGAATTTGTGGCGACATAAGTTCCAAGCGCGCCATTTTCGTAACGGTATGTGTTGTTGCCGATGTATCCGCGATTATCATCGCTTCTTACGCGAATGCACGCTGGACTTGTAACAGCGTTATCAAATGGATCGATAAATATGTTTCCAGAAATGTTGACGCCAATATTCGGCCCGTTTAGGTTGACACAATTTACTCGGCTGTTCTTGATTATGTTGCCGCTTACGATTGTGTCTTTAGTCCATTGAAGCTGTAGCGCACCAATCGAAACATCGCCAGCGGAACCAAAACCAGAAATTGTATTCCCAGAAATTACGCAGTCTCTTGTGTGCTCAACAAGCACGCCTCCGTTGTTGGCCCCATTCACCATGATGCCATAGCCAGTGTTTCCGCCAGAAATCGTATTGTTTGAAACAACGCAGCGCAGGGCGCCAAGCTGCTGACCAAGAGCCCCGATCACAGATGACGTTATAAAAATGCCGTATTGGCAGTCCTGCACAACATTTCCGTCAATTACAAAATCAACACCCGCATGAGTGTCAATACCCTGACCGTTGCTGCCAAAACTGACCGTCACATTTTTAACGATGTTGTTAGTGATAATGCAGCGATATGATCTTGGATCAGAAGTTTCCGCCAAGCCGTTTTCGCGGTCTATGAAAATCCCATAGGCGTCTCCGCCAGGAGACCCAGGCGTTACGGCTGTAATTGTATTTCCATCAACAATGGTGTCATTACAAGAAACGCCGCCTACACCGGCGTAACCGATATTCAGCATCTTGTTGTTTTTGATTTTCGCTTCTTTGACGTAGGCCAGGCTAACGCCCATGTATCCAAAATTGTTGATAGTACAATTTTCGACTATTGGCCCAGCGATGTAAGTTGGTGCCGCAGGATGGTTATTTGTGCCCGAGGCTTTGATTGCAGAGGACGCCGCGCTATATACACCGGCCAAAACAGAACCAATTAATATTGTGTTGCTGATGCCTCCCCCATCGGCAAACGTGAACAAGTTAAATGCTGAATTGGTTTTTACTGTGGAATTATTGCCTTCAATTTTGACGTTAGCTGGCACATTTAAACCAGAAGTGACAAGATATTCACCAAACGGAAAAATTACTGCCGCATCATTTGCCCCAGCGGCAGTCAACGCCGCCTGAATCGCCGCCGTGTCATCGGTCACACCGTCGCCGGTCGCGCCAAAGTCCTTTACAGACACGCTCTCGCGCATCTTGGCCTGCGCCGTGCGCGTGACTGCGCCGGAGCCGGCTTGGATGAACGTCACCAGATCAGCGCTCAGCCGCTCCGTAGCCGCAGGTGCCGAATACACCACGCTGCCGTTCTTGTTCTGCACCTGGATCGAGTAATCCGAGTTCACATACAGCCGCGCCGGCGTGCCCGCATTGACCGGATACCCGTTCAGCGTGCGCACAGGCTGGGCCGCAGTCACTGTGAGCGCCGCATCCCAATAGGCCGTGATCGGGTTCGTGATCGGGTTCTGGTTCGCCGTGCCGATCCAGATGTAGCCGTTCTCCAGGGGCTGGCCGTCCGTGTCGGTGAAAATGGAAAACGGGGGCTGGATGCTGAGGGCGGGCATGGGGGCTCCTGGGGTTAGTCTGCGGGCGTCACTTGGCCGCGCAATGCGGCCTCAATGCGGGCGCGTGTCTTGCGGTTGCGAACGTACTTCGCTCCCTCGCGCACGAGAGTGGCCGTAGGCGCCGGGATTCCGGTCAGCCCGAAGGTAACGAGCGAGTCAAAGGCGACCATGAGCGCGCTGGCCGTATTGCTGGTGTTGATGGCGCCCGGAGGTGCGGTGTAGATGTCCGTCGCCAGGTCTGCCAGATCGCGCAGCACCTGAGCCTGGCGCTTGCCATAGAGCGCCTCGAGCTTGCCGTCCTGGTCCAGCGCGCGCACGGTGCGCTGCAGCTTGTCTGGCGACAGCAGCGGATTGCCGGATGAATCGCGCTGCGAAGGGCTCAGGCTCGAATCCTTGATAAAGCGGATGCCGCCAGCCTTTAGGTCGGCCCAGGCTTGTTGACCTTCGGGGCCAGCTCGCAAGAGCGTGCTGCGCAGCTTGTTCATTTCCTCAACGGGCGACGAAATGACCACCTTGTCGAAAACATCCCCGAACGCCACCTGGCGCTCGTCCGTGCCGCGCTTCGTGCCCAGCAGCTTGGCCGTGAGGCCCACGTTTTCAAACTCGTTGGCGAATCGCTCACGCTGCTTGCGGGCGGCGCGGTAGGCCTCGCCACCTGCGCCTTCGGTGGCCGCGTCAATGGATGCGTTGATCTTGCGGGAAACCAGGGCCTCGCGCCGGTCCGTCCAGTCGGTGTTTGCGTTGACGAACTGGCGCAGCGTCTCGCTCGTTTTCAGGTCCACCGTCTGCGGGATGAGGTTGCCGTTTTCATCCGGCACCAAAGCACCAAGGCGCACGGCTTCACGGCGCACGGCCGGGATGGTTGGCACCAGACCCTCAAGGGCCTGCAGTTCAGACAACTGAGCCGCCAGCGGGGTCAATTCGACGGGGGCCTGTAGTGCGCCTTCGGCCTCGGCCTTTTCGTAGGCATCGCGCACCTTGCGCCGCTGCACCTCCACGCGATTCACCAGCGCACGGTCCACACCCATGCCCATGGCACGCGGGTCTGCGGCCACCGGATTCGGCATGTCGATCAGCGCGTCGAAGTTGCGGATCATGTTCGCCGTCTGGGTTTCCACACGCTCGCGTAGCGGTGCGCCCACATCGCCCAGCTTGGCCGCTTCTTTCTCAAACTGAAGCTGCGCGAAGTTCCGCGATGCCTGGCCAGCAGTCAGGGCAGACGGCCCTGTGAACGGCGCCGGCATCATTTCAGCGCGAGCCGTGCGCTCAGTGCCCATTGCAAGCCCTGATGCGCCAGCAGATCCACGCTGCAACGCCGATGCCGTCTGGCCCACAGAATCCATCGCCACCGGCTCAGGCGGCAACACCCCCACAGCCCTGCCGGCAGCACGAACAACCCGCGCCGGGGCCGTGGCAACGCTCATCGCAGCCGGCGCGGCTGCCGCCGCAGCACGCTGGGCCGTGGCCTGCACAATCGGCGCGGCCTGGCCTGCAGCCTGCAGCACAGCGCCAGGCGCGGCCACCACGGGCAGCACCGGCGGAATGACCTGGGCGGCTTCGCCCACGGTGCCCAGCATCTCGCGGCCTGCACGGGTGCGCGGCGCGTAGGTGAACCGGCCCGCCTGTTCAGTGGCGGCACGCTCAATCTCGCCGGCGGCCTGCTGGGTTCCGAACTGCCCCGACAGGATGGCCCTGGCAAGCCCTGCGCCCGTGCCCTGGATCATGCCCAGCGGAGCGCCCACGGCGCCCGTCAGCAACGACAGCGCGGTTTCGCCAGCGCCCACGATGCGCTCGCCGATGGTGGGCTCCGGGCCTGTTTCTGCGGGCCTGACTGCGGGAGGGGCGACGAACTGCTGCGGCTGGGCCGCCTGCGGGACTCCTGGCGCTTGTGCGCGGCCTTCCTCCTGCTTGGCCTGCTCGTAAGCCTGCACCACAGTTTCGAAGTCCCGCGTGCCACGCTTGGCACGGTTCTGGACAATCCAGGCAGCGTACTCGTCAGCCGTAGCCATTTCAGCGGCCTCCGCGAATGATCAGATCGGCCTGTGAGCGAATGTCTGTCGTGGCTGGCGGGACACCCGGCATGGCGCCTCCTATAGAGGTTGGAGCGCCGACACGCGGGATGGCCGGCGCAACCTGTCCAGGCCGCACGGGAGCGCCTGGAATGGCCGCTGCGGGTTGCGTAGGAGCACCACCGGCGCCCGCTGCGTAGCGGTTGTTGATCTCCTGCGCAATGCGGGTTGACATATCCACCCACGTTTCGCCAGCCTTAGCCGCGAAGTCACCAGCAGGGAAGACCGACGACGCACGGCCCAGCGAGCCGCGATTGTTGGCCAGCCAGTCCACGCGGGCGTTTTCGGTGGCCGCCGTGATGTCCTGGATCTTCGCCATGCCCCGCAGAAAGCTGGTGATCGTGCGGGAATCCGCGTTTGCTGGCGGGAACCCCTCGAGCACCAGCGCAATGTCCCGGTCGGTAGCGGGCCCAGGCGGCAAAGATTGCACCGCCGCGCTGTTGCGCAGACGGGTGAACTCCTGACGGAGTTCTTGCATATAGCCCTGGTTGCCGGTGGCCTTCCTCAAGTAATCCGTGGCCGACGAAAAGACACCAAAGCCGCCGCCCTCTGCGGTCAGACGATCTGCCAGCGAGTTGAACTGCGTAGCCTGCTGCTTGGCCGTTCCTGCCGCCACCGCCGCCGTGTTAATGTCCTTCTTGGCCTGCTCGGGCAGGCTGGCGGCAATTTCACCAATCCGGGCCAGCGTCAATTGAACGTCAGCGGCTGTCTTCTGCTGATCCAGCCCCAGCCGCGCAGACTCCACGTTGATGCGGTTCTGCGCAGCGCGAATGTTCCAGTTTTTCTCGTTCAGGCCGGCTTGATTCAACGCTTCCGCAAACCGGGCATCCGTCGCCGCCTTGATGGCATCGCTCTGGGCCTTGGTCAGCCCAGCCTGCGCCAGTGCGGGGGCAAACTGAGCATCGACGCCGGCTTTCACTGCGT